TTCGGATGGATACCTTATGTTTGTTAAATCGGGAACACCAACATAAACATCATCAACTACATTATAGTTTAAATTAATAGAATCACCATCACCTTCATCATTCGATGGTACTAATATTATTTTATAGATTCCAATTTTAGAAAAAGCCGCGGCTGGAATAATAATACCAGATGAAAGATTTTGTCTTCTGCCCAATAAACTATTGATTGCGTTTTGAGCAAAATCCCTAAATTCAAATTTTTGATTATTTACATATGCGGTTACCTTTTCTAAATTACCAGAATAGTTAATCCCAATTGGAACATCTGCTTTAGAATTTATATTATAGATTCTATCAATCTCAGTATTATTTAAAGTAATTGTAGGAGTTGCTTTAAATGTTACTTTTACAATATCCGTTAATATTACAATATTATAATCAGAATCTAATTTTATAGTAGCTGATAGAGTTTCTAAATTGGTTGGGTCTGAACTATTTGCTTCTAAAGTTTCGCTTATTCTATTTGATGCAGATGTATCAATTTTTATAACTCTAAATTGACTTGCATCTGCGGTTGATATTGTAAACAAATCGTCTAATATACCTGTTATTGTATTAAGACCTCCTTTTAAAGTTATTTTCTCAGATTGATTTTTTATAAAAATAACTCTATCATCCGAATCACAAGTAACTGTTATTTTGTATTCTTGTGGAGTTGGGTCTGGTGTTGCTACTTTTTTATTTAAAATAAACTCAATGTTTTTTATTTCATCAAATTCATCATAATCAAATGTCTGAGCTACTCCATTTTCATATTTAGCTACTCTAAATTTATAAGGATGAACGTTACCATATACAACTTGATTTGATGAAAAATCAATCAAACCATTGTAATTGGTTTGGTTCATATTACCAGACATCCCACCCATAAACATGGATGAGAATGCGTTTGTATTAAAATTTAAAGAACTATAAACAGGTTGATATTCATTATTATTTACTACATTAATTACATATTCACAATTTGATTCAAATCCTTCTTTTTGTAATGTTATTCTTTTTGCCCCATTCTGCTGAAGTATTGTATCACTTAAAAAATTTGTTATTTTTTGAGGCGTTACTTTGTATGTGTTTTCCCCATTTATAAAAATACTAGCTCCAGCTTCATTAGACGTTATATATAATAAATTAGATAAATCAGCGTTTATTGTACCAGATGAACCAGGTATTATCGGTGGGAACGTAGCACTGCTACCACCACCACCGCCGCCCGGAGATGGTACAACAAGTCCCATTCCATTACCACCAAATTCAATTCCATTGAATCCGTTATTAATGTTGTCAACGGCACCTACTATACCACCATCAAAAGCCATATCATCTAATGCCCTCATATTATTGTAAATTTTCTCTTTGATTCATATCTCTTTCAAAAACTTGCTCTCTACCATAACCTCCACCTCTTTCAAAGTAATCGGAACTACCTCCTCCACCGCCTCCGCCACCACCAGTATATGGTGGGTGGTAAATTGGTTCTGGTGCTGGTTCTACATTTGGTGGTGGTGGCGATGGGTCTTCTTTTTTAATTTCCAACGCCAACTTAATATCCGCATCTTTTTGATTCACTTTAACTCTCTGAACCTTTTTTATTTCAGGATTAGTAGTATCAATTTGAGTATCGGATTTTGTTCTTTGTAACACCTGCCCAACTATATCTTTACTTTCATCAATTGCCGTATCGGATGATACGTTACCAACAACATCAGGAGTAAGTAAATAAAAATCAATTGCTCTTATAATTAAATTAAAGCACATATCTTTTATTTTACTTTTAGATAATTCTAATTTAGGTTTATTTTCTTTTGGTTTTCCATAATTTAAATCACGTAAATCGGATATTCTATTTGTAAATTCATATAAAGCGGATTGCATAAATTTATTATGAATATCTGTTGTAAATGATTCAAATGTTTTAATTTTAAACTCTGCTCTCATTTTATCAAACCACTCAGAACCATATTTTGATTTTATAAAAGATGATATTATAGATGGATTTATTTTTTCTATAAAATTAATAGCATATGCAATAGTATCTTCTCTAAACTCCCCATCATTTAAAAATATACCATATCTTTCAAACAATTCTGTATTTATGGTTTCTTTTCTTTTTAATGGTAATAATCTAACCTCAGTTCTTGATGGTGATATTTCGGATATCCAAAGTTTGTCATATTTGGAATCACTACCCACTCTTTTATTTATAAGAGTTATTTGTGTTTTAAATATACCATTATCATACCCAGCTTCTTTAATTAATCTCTCAATATCTATAAAATATTCATTTGGAAAATAAAAAGCTTGAAATAAAGTTCCTTCAGCTATTAAAAAATAATCACCTATATTTTGAGTAGTAAGTGGTATATATCTAGCCATACCATAATTAGATTGTGGTAGTTGGTTATCGTTAGCATCGTATAATACAAATTCAATTGCATCAGAATCACTAAGTCCAAAAAAAGACTGAAGGTCTTCTCTTTCAAAGATTTCTCTATCTTTTGAATCTATTCGATAACCTTTCGAATCAACTACTTCTTTAAAAAATCGTATAGCCATATTTGTTATAATCTATAATTACTTACTCTACACAAAAAGTCTTTAGTTTCATCTGCTTTCCCTGCTGATTTAATTACAATCTTAAGAGTAGTTTCATACTCATTGTATTTTTGTGCAATTGTACCAATCCAAGTTCGCCAACCACCATCCATTTTTGTATTTAATTTAACAGATGGTTTAATATCAAACTTTTGTGTTTTTCCTTTACCAATAGTTGCTTTATTAGAAGGAGTCCAATCAAATACACCTGTACTATCTGTTATTTCAACAGTAATATCAGATGCTACTGCAAATATTTCTATAAACTTACTTGCTGCTCCTTTATACCCACCATCTTTAAAAGTACCATGGTCATTATCCAATCCAATGAAATATGTCTTATCGCCAATTTTATTATCAGTCAATGGTGATTTTTCAAATTTAATAGTTGCCAAATCTCCACTTGAAATTGCACCAGCTTCTATTTTAGATTTTTTACCAAAAAGTTCTTCTCTTAGTAAATCGTTTTGTTCTTTTAAAGATTGATTTCTAGCAAATAAAGAAACCCTTTGAATTGCTTCCGAAGTTGCTTTTTGAATTGCGTTTTGTAAATCAACAATTGTAGTTTGTACTTTAGAAGTAGTAGATGTAGTTTGGTTTTGAGAAGCTGCTGCAAGTAAAGATTGGTTATCCACATCAACTCTTAAACTTTGCGATACTATTTCAAGTTGTTTTACTTTTCCACTTAAATCTAAAATTTCAACATTAAGTACTTGTATTTCATTTGTCAAATCTATAACAGATTGAGTTACAACATTATAAACAGAACGAAGTACAGTATCAGGTAAATCAGGTAATTTTATTGGTATTAATTCTATTATCGTAGTATCAATTGATTTTAATAACTCCTCATTATCATATTTTGGTTTTACTAACTTTGCAGAAGTGACACCATCCTTTATATCAACTTGTTCAAATAAATTAATACCATTGCTGCCTTTTGATATGATTCCAGAAGAACCACTTATCATAAGTTTACCAATTAACTCCTCGTTTTGTAATCCTGTTTTTATCATATATTAACTTACTACACTAAATGTTATACCATCATCAAAATATTCAATAGCTCCATTGACATCAATTTTAAATTCAAGTTTGTACAATCTATTAATTTCCCAATTCATTAAATCTAATATAATATAATTTCCAGATGTATCGCAATTAACTTTTGAATATTCTGAAAACGGAATTATTATATCATCTGAATTAAAATCTCTGATTTGATAGTACGTTGTTTTCGGTAAATATTTAGTATTACCAGATTGTAATGTATTACTAAAAGTTTTAAGTGGATATAACTCTCTACCAAATATTTTAATTTTTGGTTTAGACCCAACAGCGTATTCTTTTTTGAAATTGGATACTCCTACTTTAATATTATCTGCTATTAATTCTGTCAAAGAACCAGTTACAAAATATTGGTCATCCCACCCTAATCTTATTTTAGGTTGATATATTGTATGAGTTTCTTTTGAAAACAATCTTACAATTCCGTATTCCTTTGTATTATTTTCAAATTCAGCTGATAACTTTAGAAGAATTCCATCATTTTTAATTGAACCAGAAACCCAAGCTTTTAAAAAGCCACTAACATTCATCGATATATCCGCCTTACTATATGAAAAGTTTTGACTTGATGAATAGTTAGAATACCATATACCACCATACCCTTGATAAGACCCAGTTGAGTTTGGAGCAAAATTAGGTAAAATACCATCTGTGGTAGTATCACCTAACCAATTTACTTTAGTATCACCTTCTCTATATCTCCAAGTTACACCGGCCGTTGATAAATCATCAAAACGAGTTCCAATTCCCATTTCCCAACTTTGCGATATTGGGTATGCATATATTGTATATTCTAATGGTAATTCTTCACTTCTAGTTTCTTTCATCACTAAAGTAGCATCACCTATATCGGTTTTACCATCTGCAATAGATTTTGAAAGATATGATATGTCAAATTGTATCAAAGCTCTTGACACATCTTTTACACTCCCATAATAAACTTTACTAACTTCTAATACTTGGTCTAAACCAGTATTTTGATTTGGTTGTTGTAAATAAACCGATGCATCTTTTGATGCTGTAATGAATTGATACATATTATTTTACCCTCCCTCTTATATCCGAATCCGGAAATTTAATTTCAAAAACCGAAGGGTCTAAAGATGGATATACAATCTTACCTTTAGTTGCCGCTGCTATATTGTATGAATTGTTTGCATACTGTCCACCACATTTGTTTGTTATTTCAAACATAGGAACAGAAGCAACACCCTCTACATTTGATATTAATAATTCAACTTCGCTTAAATTAATAGTTTGGTTGAATGTTAAATTATCCATAGAAAAATATTTCTTTAGTTCCGTTATACAATTGGTAAGTACTTCACTCTTATTATAATTTTTATAAGTTGATATTTCAAAATCCAAACCAATATTAATTATAAAACCATCGCTTATATTTACACCATCAGTAAGAATCTTATACTCATTTAAATAAGTTTTAAGATTTTCTTTTACTGCTCTATTAATATTTGTAAGATTACCATTAATATCATAACCTAACAAATACAAGTTAATTGCAAATGGATTATTTTTTTCATTATCGTTTGAAGTTTTTCCAACTAAAAAATTTCTTATTTCACTTTGTACAGTTTGTTGATTTGGTTCTTCTGTATCTGGTTTGTTTATAAAACTCATAACCAAATCGGTAAATTCTTGCAAATGATTTGGAGATGCCAATATAGATGATGGTGAATTATTATCCAATGTACCATCTGCGGTTGCATATGCTTTAGCTATACCACCATATTTTGATGGCATTGATAATACTCTTACTTGATAATCTTTTGCAGTTACTGCTCTATTCTGAGAACCAAAGTTTGCTAATGCATTTTGTCTAATTTCTTCTATTGTTTCACCACTTCTACCACCAACTGCCGGTACTTCATTATCAACTGCAACAGATGATAAAATTGAATTGTATATAGCTTGTTCAGCTGCAGTTAGAATAGATACATCATTATCAAATTCAATTGTATCAATTCTTATTAATGTATTTGTTTGAACATTTGATTCAATACCACCACCAATTAAATACTTTACAGTAATTTCAGTATTTGCTGGGGATGTTCCGTATGTTTTTGTTTTTAAAAAGTTTGTTGGGTCAAATGATTCTTCCAATCTACTAATAGAGTTTGGTAATCCCAATCCAACATTTTTAAGGTTTGGAATCAATTGCTCATCTGATGCAGATGGGTCTCCAGCTCCAAATTGAATAGTAGTTGTACTATCTTGATTTATTTTAGTTACAAATCTTTTTGGAGTTTTAATTGTTTTTAAAATGTAAGGTACAGTTGATTTAAATTGATATAAATCAGGGTCATTAGCTTCAGTATTAGGATGGTCAATAAAAACCATTTCTTGTGCTAAATATGGAACTTCATACCATTTATTTCCGTTTGAATCTCTAACGTCAACTATTTGTATTACATTTGTTTCTTGTAAATCTATCTTTTGAAAGTCTGTATAACTTCCGAATGTAAAAGTTTCTTCTACTACAGTTGCTGATATTACTTGTACATATTTTTTTACTAAATATAATGTTGGTTCTCCTGTAATTCCATCATTTTGATAAACCATAACTTCTCTATCTGTGCTATCAGAGAAATCAACAATGTCTGTTGTTCTAAACATTACATTTTCCAAAGTTGGTCTGATTTGCATACCTTCCTTTATCCTTAGATAAAATTTTTCATCAGGTTTATTATTTTCACCACTTCCTATTGCTGGTACAAGTTGGTAAACAGAAAGAGTTGCTACTGCAGGGCTTGTTACTTTTGGTTTATATCCAAGATATTGAGATAATGCCAATACGTTATTTATATCCTCTGCATATACCATCATAGATTCTTTCATAGTATCATCTATGTAATATGAAAGAACGTCACCAATATAAGATGCCATTTCGATAAACATCATACCAGGCGATGTTTCATTAAAATCCGAATATGTTTTGGGGAAATATGTTTTAGCAAATTCTATTAAGCCATTACGAAATCCTACAAAATCTTTATTAAGATATTTTATATCCTTTCCTTTGTTTTTAAATATTTTATTTGTAGTTTGTATTGCCATTTTTAATTTTATTATGCACCAACATTAAAAGTTACGCTATCTAATTGAGGGTTTCCATTAGATGTAAAAGATAAAGATATATTTACTGTATTAGTATCTTTAAGTCTATCATTTATATCCACAACTATTTCCTCTATATTAACATAAGGTAACCATTTATCCATAGTAGATGTTATTGCATCTTCTATTTGAATTTTAGTATCATCATCAATTTGTTCAAATAATATTTCATCAAGACCACTACCAAATTCAGGTTGCATTAACCTTTCTCCTTTTTTTGTTTGTAGTAAATTTTTTATATTTGAACGAAGTTGTTCTTTTGTTGTAAATGTTTGATTAAAAGCTGTATTAGTAATTTGAATTGGCAAAGAAATACCTATGGCATAATCATTATATGTCGTTGTATCTTTTACTAATTTATTTCCTAATATTATTGCCATTATTTCTTTTTAAATCTTTTTACAAGTTCAGAGTAATCTCTATTCAATGCTTTATCCAATTCAGGCACTCCAGTTTGAACACCCAATCCAGTTGGTTGAGGTCCTCTAGCTAAATCACCATATCCCATCTTTTCAGCTACTGCCGTTCTACCTACAACAGAACCCATATCACCTTGTCCAAAATTCATTGTTCTAAATCCACCATCGCCTTGTGGTATTCCACCTCTGGTTTCATTTAATATTTGGTTAATCATTGGGTTTTTGCTATATTGCTTTGTTGGCGCTGTTTTGGTTTGAACCGATTCTTGTATTGGTTCTTCTTCCAAAATAGCCTTAGCCATTGAAATACCCTTTGATTGTGGTTTTGGTGCTACTTTTGTTTCAGATAGCATTTTTTTCATTTCAGCCTTCACTCCTTCCTTAATTAAAGCAGGTAATTGCTCTTTAAGCTCCTCTTTAATAAGAATTTGAATGGCTTCCAATAGTTTATCCATGTCCATAATATTCTATTCTTTGTTTGTTATGTTTATAAATATTTAAATAAAGTATTTTTGAGATTTTCTAAACTGGGGCAATAACGTAGAATCCCCAATACTCCCAATGCCACATTTCATCAACACCACCACCATCTGCTAATCTAGCTGGATTATACCAACCATATTTAGGTCCATTATTAGATAACCACCTATATAAAGATGATTTTTCTCTACCTGCTTTATTGATAGCGGGATTACCACTACCTCCAACTTGTTGATATAATTCTGAAAAATCAAGTGCAACTCCCCAACCATGTGGAGATTTACCAGGTGCAGCAACAGTTGGTCTTGGTTTACCACCTTGGATGCTAAGTTGGTGTGCAACACTTCTATATGCAGATGAAACAGTCCATTGAACCTTAGCATCTAATGCTGCTTTTTTTAATTTAAAATATTGTTGAGCTGCCTCTGGGTGTAATAAATACTTACCACCATATTCTGCACGACCACCACCTGCAATTGCAGTCATTGCTGTAATTGGAATATATCCGTTAGTATATTGTCCACGAAAAATAGGTGGTGCTACAACTGCAGTTGCTCCAACTTTACCATGTATTACAGGCGGCGGTCCTAAATCACCTGCGGGGAATGTTCCCAATGCACCTGCTGCTCCAGGTTGTTGCCCAAATCTAAAAGGTTGTGTTTTTGTTTTAAATTTTTCTTTTTTTGGTGGGAAATCCCCCGGATCATCCACTGATTCAACAGGAGGTTTTTGTGCAAGTAAGTCCTCATCAACAATAACCTCTCTACTTAAAGTTATTTGTTCTTCTTTTGGTGGTATTGTCTCATCTGCTTCTGTTATAACATTATTTCTTTCATCGTGTTCTTTTGCATCTCTACCATCAACAGGTGGTGCATCATCCCCAGTTTCCTCAGTAGCATCTTCTTCGTCCGAATTGAGTGATTGTTGAGGGCCATCTACAGTATAACCAGTCCATTGAACTACACCCGGTGATGGAGTTCCCAATGGTGGATATAATGAAACTGTATTTACTATACCAGATACAGTTGCCAAATGAGATTGTGCATACTGAATAAAATCATTTACAATTAATTCGGAATTATTTGTTGGTTGTAATGCTGACATAGTTATTATAATTTGTGTCCATATAATTGGAAAAATTTAGCAGGAATTGCGGAATGGTTTAGTGAAACTTTTACAGCGTTTGCTCCCAAATATCCAGCTGCTGTTACTTGTCTTTCACCTATTGCTTTATATTTATTATTCCAGTTTCCATTATTATAATACATAACAACACCGCTCCAATTTGCCGCCGATACACTTGCCGAAGCAACTGCTTTTTCACTTGTAGATGGGTCTATTAAACCAGTAAATTTATATTTTCCAGCATGCGGCCAAGTTTGATTACCTCCTGCAGAAAACCCACTTACCGAATTTACAGTTATTCCTTTAAATTTAACCAATATAGTTTCCAATGGTATTGTATATGGTGCTATTATAATTTTTTTAGAATTTTTAAGTTCTTGTGGAATTTGCTGAGCCATCCAACTTGGTGTTGCAAAATCAATACCACCCCATATAATAGCAGTTGGTAAGTTTTTATCAATATTAAATGTTACATAATCGCCTGTACTTGTTTCCGTTGATGATTTTGGTGGGTTTACTGCCCAATGTCCCCAATATTCCCAATGCCACATCTCATCAACTGTTCCAGCATTATCTGCTAATCTATATGGATTATACCACCCAAATTGAGGTGCGTTATTTGATAACCATCTATATAAGGCTGAACGTTCCCTACCTGCTTTATTAATTGCAGGACTTCCACTACCTCCAACTTCTGCATATAATTCTGCAAAATCAATAGCCCCGCCCCAACCATGCGGTGAACTACCTGCACTGGCCACAGTAGCTCTTTTTTTATCACCTATCAATTCCGTCTGATGTGCAAAGTCTCTATAAGCTGATGATATAGTCCATCGAATACCCGCTGCTAGTGCTGCAGTTTTTAATTTAAAATATTGACTAGCTGCTTCTGGGTGTAGTAACATCCAACCCGCAGTTCCGTTGTAAGTGTACCTAGGACGACTTCCTTTTTCAATACCAACTAAAGCCGTTAAAGGAATATATGCATTTTTATAGTTTTTTCTAAAATCATCTGCACCTGGATATGCAGTTGCGCCTATACTACCATATACTTTTGGAGCCGGTCCCAAATTACCGGGGGGATATGCTCCGGGAGGAGTACCAGTTGCACCAAATCTAAAAGGTTGTGATTTTGTTTTAAATTTTTCTTTTTTTGGTGGGAAGTCACCGGGGTCATCAACAGCTTCAACAGGTGGTTTTTGTGCAAGTAAGTCCTCATCATCAACAATAACTTCTCTAGTTAAAGTTATTTCTTCTGATTTCGATTCTACCGATTCGCCTGCTTCAATTATAACATCATTTCTTTCTTCATATTGTTCTTTTTCCCTACCTTCGATAACTGGAGTATCGTCCGCATTACCAGCTTCATCTGTTTCAACTTCATCCGAACCTGCTTTTGATATGGATGTTTGCCATTGCCCCACATTTGTAACAACATTGGTTGTAACAGATACATTTTGAGTTGAACCAACTGCTGGTATTTTTGGTATTGGATATTGATTTAATGTTGCGCCTGCCCAATATGCTTTAACACCCTCACCCATTTGCCCAACTAAATCATATGGTTCTTTTGATGTAAGGCCTTTTTCTAAAGCTGCCTTAAACATTTGTTTCATAATATCAACATTACCACGCATCAACGCAACATTGTTTATGGTATCATGTCCTCTTTTTATAGCAGCATCGTATTCTGTTGCATATAAATTAGCCACAGTATCCGTATCGGGTATACCATCTGGATTATTAGCTACTCTTAATATATTTTGTTTAAATATCTCCCAAGACATTATGCTGTTTGATTTAATTCACTTAATATAGTTTTCAATTGTGATTTGATGGAATTAAATGCGGGAACATTTTCAGGTCCTATCTTAGATGGACCCGATGGAGTTAAATAATTTTGCTTTACTATTTCATCTATTAATTGTCCTAATAAATCAACCAATTTATTTCCCTTAACCATTGGTTCTAAATCTTTACTACCAGCATTTATCTTACCATTATCAGTTGTTAGATTTATATTTCTACCATTTGTTTTTATGTTAATATCACCACCAACAACAGCTTCAATACCCAATTTATTATCAATTGACATTCCACCATCCGAAATAAATCCATAATTCTTTTTTGAAAAGAACATCATTTCTGCATTCTTAGATGATAATATAATTCTTCCAGAATTTATTAATATTTGGTCTCCAACTAATTTAGATGGAAAATTTTTAAATGCTACTGGATTTTGGCTAAAATCGGTATTACCTTTATCATCGTTTGTTCCAGGTGAAAATTGTAATTCGTATTTATCCGAAGTTAATGCTATTATACTACCATCTCTATTTACATCTTCTTCTACACTAACACTTACTTCTTTTTTTCTAGATGAATAACTTTCCGAATTTCTTATTATGATTACTGGTGAGAATTCATTTTTTACATTATTGTATCCAGAAAATCTTATCGATTGCCCAAATCTAGATTCAATTAAAGAATCTCCCTCATATAATTTAAGTTTGTGTATTCCGATTTCAGAATTAAAATATTTTCCAAATCCATCATATTTTTTAGAACTATCTTTATTTGTTTTTGTTATACCTGTATTTTCTACTTTTGAATAACTATCATTTTTGTTTTCAACTCCATCTGATTTAGAGGAGTAATTTTTCTTAATATATTCAGGATCTGCATTTACATTTGGTGATAATTCTGCACCAATTCTTCGATACATTATAAGTCCGTTTTCACCAGGCAATATTTCAACAGATTCATTTCTAACAGGTAAATTTTTAAAGTTTTTGTCCGAAGGATATGCAATTGGTAATTTTTCTTCGCTATCCGCCGTTTTTCCAGTATATCTAAATTCAATTGCCCCTATTTCTGCTGTTGTTTTTTCTCCATTTTTTATCAATGGATGTGTTTCATCTAAAATAACAGAATAAACTATACCGTTACCATTTGATGATTTTTCCTTACCCATTTGGGTAAACGAATTTGCTACAATTGATGCATTTTGCAGTGCCATATTATTTCATTTTCTTTTTTAGTTCTTCCATTTCAAATTCCAAATCATCTACCCTTTCAACTTCTTCCTTAGTATTTTCTAAATCTCTAAGTAATTGTTCTTTCTCAAATGGTGATAGGAATCCTTCTTGGCCTTCAGTCTTTTTATCAGCTGCTACAATCTTAGTTGCAATAGCTGCTAACTTAACCAAATGGTCATCGTTTCTAATTGAACTATCTATTAGTGAATTGATTAATGGTCCTAAGTTACCCATATCGCTTGGACTTCTAACCATATTTTTTAAATCATTGATTAAATCGCTGA